ATGCGTCACCGGCCCGCAGGCTGATTGTGTTGCCGGAGGGGTGCGTGTACCACAGTACGTTCGCCGCGGCGGGCGTGGGATCGTAGCCTGANACAGTGGTGTCGCCGCACCAGTGCCATGCGGTATTCGCGACTGTCTTGTAGAAGGTCCAGGCAGTGAAATTGAGGGGAGTGTCTGCCCCCGCGTTGACCGTAACTGTGGCATAGTCGATATGCGGGTCCGGGGCGTAGTTCAGGCTGATCGATGGCGCGATGCCGAGGGCTATGGTCTCGGTGAGGTCCACTTCGGAGCCCGCGCCGTAGTTATCTGTGACAGATGCGCCGCCAATAGTGCATGTCAACGTCGTGTCGGCGTCGGCGAACCAATGGCCGGTCCCGGTGCGTTGCGCGGTGTGCCGCAGGTAGGCTTGATCGGCAGGTATGGACTGCTCCAGCTTGGCCTTGCGGTAGGCATCGGTCAGGACGAATGAGAACGCCCTTGTGATCTCTGTAACCCCGCGCCAGATGGGGTCTGGGTCCATCAGGTCCCAGCCTGTCACAACGTACTCTGAATCGGTCAACTCAGGCACATTGGGAGGCCCTGTCGCACGCACAGCCCACACCACGAAATACCCGTTTTCAGATACGACTTCGGCCAACCAGGTGAGGGCTGCCGTCCGAATGTCTGTGTTGTCCTCCCCGTTCAATGTGATAATGCCGAGTGTTGCATTCCCCGCGCCGTCGCTTACTCGTTGAATCGCACATGCCCCTTGCCCGAAGGCGACGGAGCAGATGGATACAGCCGTGTTCGGAGGCCCCATGTGGTCCGATACGGTGTCAATCCACAGGCTCCCGCTGTACGCTGTCCCCACGGTCTGTTGTCCGCGTGCGCCGCCGAAGGGCATAGCCGACTGCTCCTGCTCACTAGGCTGGTAGGTGTGCTGCCACGACGCCCGGTACTTCTCCGGGTGCTCCCGCAGGTCCAGCTGCATCTCCGCCCTTGCGCGAGCAGCCGCGACTGTCGCCTTCTGCCCGGCCTGCACCTGCGCCCTCGCCTGCTGCTCGAACTCCGCCTTGTCATCCTGAGNGCACTCAGCTAGGAACCGCCACACGTGCCCCCCCGCCGCGATATTCAGCAGGAGCGCAAAGGCCGCCGCCGTCGCGAACCACTTCACGAACTCCCAGCCCGACTTTCCCGACTTTCCCGACTTGCCCGGCTTGTGGGATTGCTCCAACAGGGGTACACTGATGATGGTGTGCCCTCCTCACAGGGTTCGCCCATGCCCCTGGCGGCTATCATCCGCGCGGGGGCGCTTCACTCGTGGGCGTCCCCAGCAGTATACCCTATCATCGGGCTGTAAACGCGGTCTCACGCACGTTTTCCTACTCCCGGCCTCTCATATCCCGATACTGTATCCGCGCCGCCTGGCGGCCCTTCTGGCTCAACAGGACCTCGTCTGCGCGGCTCGCCACCCTCTGCACCACCAGATCCCCGTCCAGCGTCACGACGATCTCCCCTAGCACATTGCCCGCCCCGGACTGTGCGCCGGTCCCCATGACCACCTGCTGGCCGATATTGCTGCCCGCAGACTGCGTCACCGCGCCGCGCCCGTAGGACTGCCCCATGACGTGCTGGGACTGCATGATCTGCCCACGGCCCTGTGGCACGAACAGTTCCGGTCCACGCTCCCCGACGATGTACGGCAGGCCAGAGAACACAGGCCCCCCGGTCGCCCGCGCAACAGCGTGCTGTATGATTGACGGACGCCCGGCTGACGCAGCGCCCGCGCCAGAGGTGGGCTGCGCCGGGAAAATCCCCGCCTTCTGTTGCGCCGCCGCCAGCGCATTGTAGCTACTGGTCATCCGGNCGTTGGCGTCCAAGACCGCATCAGCGTGCGCCTGGACGGCCTTGGTGCGCNCCTTGTAGGCCTCAGCCACACGGTCCCCCGCATCCTGGACCGCCTTCTGCGTCTCACGCACGGCAGCGGCTACGGCTTTCTCAGCGGTCGCTATCGCGTTGCTCGCAGCGGCGAGAGCCCGGGCGTTGCTGACGCGCGTCTCGGTGAGTGCATTCTCTGCGTCAAGGACACTCTGCGACCCTTCCCGCGCGATCCTGTCGGCCTCGAACTCGGGAGCCTTCTCCTGGATGCCCTGCCCGGCGATCTGCCGGTTGAATGCGTCGAGTTCGGCCTGGGCCTGGGCGAGTTCCTGCCGCGCTCGCGAGGCCTCCGTGAGCTTCTGTGCTTCCTCCCTCGCCTGCTTCTCCTCCGGCGTCGCAGTGGCTTCAAAGAGCCGATCCTGCGCTCGCTCCAACTGCGCGACGGCCCGTTCCCGGCCAGTGAGCAGGGCCTCGTCGGCCTTCTCCCTGGCGTCCGCAACGCGCTCGATAGCGTCCTGCTCGCGGTCTGCAGCGTCCTCAACGGCGTCGGAGTATGCCTCCTGCGCATCGGTCAGCCGGGACAGTGCGTCCTCTATCCGTTCCGCGCCCTGCTGGACCGCCTCGGCCTTCGCGGTGTTGGCGTCCACAATGGCCTTGTCTGCGTTGACGATAGCCTCCGCCGCATCGTCAACAGACCGCGCGGTGTCGCGTTGCGCCTTCGCGTAGTTGTCTGCCGCGTCCGCTGCGTCCTGGCTGGCCTGCGCATGTCCTTTGGTCTGCTCTGCGGACGCGGCGGTTGCCGCGCCTGTGGTAGCCAGGGCGGTGCCGAGAGCGCCCAGGGCCTCGCGGTTGCGGTCGATCTGCTTCTGCGCTTCGACGAAAGCCCGCTGCGCCTCGCGCTGAATCTCGGCCTCCTGGGCGGCTGTCTCTGGGGTATGCCACCCGCCGCGCGATTTCATCCGTGCCTGGCTGGCCGCGATGGCGTCCAACTGCAGCCGCGTCTGCTCCTCCAGCAGTCTGTTCTCCGCTTCGAGCGCCTGCCGCGAGCCTGCTCCAAAGGTGTCACTCGCGGTATCGCGCTCCTCCCGCAGTGTACCAATCCGCGACAGGCGCTTGCCGATGAGGTCATCTGCGTCTGCCTGCCCCTTCGCGAACCCTCCGGCGAACGCCTTGCCAACGTCTGCGCCAGCATTGCGTGCGTCAGGCAGGCTGTCCTCAGCCTCAGCGAACATATCCGCGAGTTTCTTGCGCATGGCGGCGATGGCACTGTCATCATCTATGGTCCCCTCCGCGATGCTCTTGGAGAGAGCCTTCCCCGCGCGGCTCCCGGCTGTCGCCCAACTCCATCCGACGTAGGCAATGGCAGCCGCTACCGCCGCAGGTAGCGCCAGTGGCAGCGCCGCAGAGACCGCCCCCGCCAGTGACGCGACGAAACCTGCACCCGCCTTTGCCCCTGCAGCGGCGACCCCCGGTGCAATGGTCGTTGCCGCCCGGCTGGCAGCTTGTTTGGCGGTCGTCAGCCCGAACGTGCCCCCGGGCACACCCCCCACGTACTTCCCAATGGCGCTGCCTGCCGCCGCAGTCGCCGCCGCCTTGTTCGCTGCCGCCGCCGCAGTCGCCGCGACCTTGTCCGCTACCATTGCCGCTGTGTGGGCCGCCCAGANTGCACGCCCNTTCTGGACTAGGGCGTACGTCATCTGGTAGCCCTGGACGATCCCCGGCAATGTCATTAGCAGTGGGCCTACTGCGAGGGCCGCTCCGGAGAACCCTCCAGCCGCCACCACCATTGCCTTCGCGATGGGCGTTGCAGCGAGGTTCGTCAGCGTGCCTAGCAGACTAGTCAGCACCGGGGCCGCAGCGGCTACCACGTCCNTGAGCACGCCACCGGCATTGATCGTCGCTAGACCTAGCTGTTTCATCGCCACACGTTGGCGAAACAGCGCGCCCTTGCTCTGCTCGTCAAGCGCACGCCCGGTCGCGTCCACAGCATCCCCCACGCCCACTTGGTCCTCCGCGAACATCTCGGCGCCCTTGCCCGTCAGCGCCATAGCCCCGCGAACCGCCCGGACCTCCCCGAGCATCTGTGCCAACTGGGCCTGGTTCCCTCCGGTGCTGTCGGACAGGAACTGGATAGCCCCAGCCAACCCCCTCGCATTGATGATTGCGAGGCCGCTTTCGTAGCCCGCAGCTTTCAGTGACGCGGCGAATGCCTCACTCGGGCGGAGGAACTGCATCAGGATCGCATTGAGGCTGGTGACGGACTCTTCCGCGCCGAGGCCCTGTTTGGTCATCGTAGCAATGGCCGCGCCAACCTCGTGCAGAGGGACCCCCACCTGTGCGGCAGTGCCCATCACGTTACCCAGCACGTTCGCGAGTTGTGGAAACGAGACCACGCCACGGTCAACCGTCTTGAACAGCGTGTCCATGATCCGCGCGGCGTCGCCCGGACCTTTCTGACCGTAGGCATTCATGGCCGCAACCAGCACGTTTGCCGCTGTAGCTGTATCTGTCTGCCCCGCGCTGGCGCCTTTGCTCGCGACCTCTAGGGCTTCGAGCGCCTGCGCCCCCTGCAGCCCCGAGGAGTAGATGTCATAGAGCCCGTCCGCCAGGATTTTCGGGCTGTCTACGACCCGCCGGTCAGACGCGATCCCCTTGACGGACGCTGTGAGCCGCGCGAACTCCTGCTCACTCAACTGCGCAATAGAGTTGACGTTACGCATCCCCTGATCAAACTGCGCGGCGGCCTTGTAGGCTAGGCCGAGGCCGACCGCGACGGACGTGCCGGCCCCTGTCAATGCCATCCCGGCCTGCTGCCCGGCCTGCATGGCCTTGCCCCAGGTCCCGTTCATCTCGTCAATCTGTTTGTTGACCGGCCCCAGCTCGTCGCCGAGGCCGGCCAGGACGCTCTTCGCCTGGTCATAGGCACGGATGTAAATGTTCAGCCGCACATCTGCCATGTGAGGGCGTCCTTTCAGTGTGGTCAGCTACGGGTCTTCCGCTCGTACTGTGCGACCCCCGGGTGGGGGTGCTCTCTAGCCCACCGCGCGAGACCGCGCCCGTCGTTGTAGGCCAGCGCTATCTGCAGCTCGTCGTAACTCATAGACCGCAGGTCCGCGTGTGACACGTCCAGCAGGTCCCGCAGGTATGGCTCCATGACCTCCTCCGGCATATCCTCCTCCTGGGCGGCCCCCTCTTTCTGCCGGTAACGCTCGACCACCGACGCGAACGCCTCGCAGGCCCCGCGCTTCGCGGCTCCGTAAGCTATCCGTGGGGCGTGGAGCTTGTAGGCTGCTCGTCGCGCCCGCTCACGCCTTCCCCCAGGCTGCTCACCGCCGCAATGTAGCCCTCCGCGATCTTCCAGCGCCACATGGCAGGCAGGTCCAACTTTGCCGCCTCGGAGTACTCCACACCCTCGACGCCATCCCAGCCGACGCAGCCCTCGATGAACAGGGCATCCGCCAAGGCCCATGCTTGCTGAGGGTCCACATCATTGCCACGGTTGGCTGCTCCGTGGACCATTGCCGCCATGAATGGCTTCTCGGCCTTGCGGGTGTCGAAGAGAAACCTCGCCCCGCTAAACTCGACTATCGGGAGCTTCAATGCCACGACCATCCCTCCTGATGTATGCGACTACGCGAGACGGCTCTAGGTGAACGCGATACGGTTGTAGACCGTGCTCTGGTGAGGAATGAACTGCATGGGGAACGCGGCCAGACCCTCGCCCTCGATGGGTATCTCCGGGCTGTCGTAGACCCAGTCGGTCAGGGTCGCGGTGATGTTCTGCCCGGCAGTCCCGTTCGCCATTGCGATGGTCATAGTCGCTGCCGTGGACGTATCAGCCTCCCAGGTGGATACGTTGAACAGGTTGCTGACCGTCACCGCGAGGGATGGCTTGTAGCTCGCGATGCCAAACGCGCTAGGGTACGTCTTTGAGCCGGAGACCTTGGTATTGCAGGCATTGATCTCTGCGCAGGTGAGGCCGTTCTGCAGTTGGAAGGTGAGGATATTAGCGTCCACACCACCGACCTGAACCACGACATCATTGTGCGTATGGCCCAGGTACGTTGACAGATACGCTGGGGTATCGGTGCCAACGTCTTGCGACGTCACTGTCGCGAACTGAGCCTCGAACTCGTACTCCACCTCGGCGTCCGGGCCTTCTCCGAGGCTGATGGTGCAGGCCCCAGGCTGTCCGTCGCTCAACACGAATTCCTTGCCTGCCGAACCGTCGTCAACCTCGACGAGAAAATCCGGGAACGCCGCTACCTGTACCCCCGCCGTCGTGGGGAACCACAAGGCGAGGTTCGCCTTGTCTACGCCGACGCAGCGGAACCTGAGCGTTGGTAGCTGCAGGCCCTTGCGTGTGTGGTTCTGCCCGCCGATGCCCACCTTCTGAATCGTGTTGAACGGGAACGACATGTTCCCTCCGAGCACCGCGCGGCAGAACCCGGATGGCACCCCGGTCGCGATAGTGCAACACCCCATCACTTGCCCGTTGAAGAACTCCATCAGTCATGACCTCCATCGTTGCCAGCGGGCTCCGCGTCAGGCTCGCCCGGCTGTTCAGGTTGTGTGCTCTCGGCGTCTACTGCGGGGCCGAACGTGCGCCCGCGCCCAGACTGACAGGGAGCGAGCACCTGGCCTGGGAGGGCGTCCTCGTCGAGCTCCTGTGCTCTCTGCGCCACGGCCTTGCTGCGTGTCATGTCAGGCTAGCCTCCTGTGCGGATGTGGACGGTGAGGTCGCAGGCTATGGCCCAGAGGGGCAACTCCAACGCCCGGATACCTGTCACGTCCTCAGTGCTATACTCGCTACCTATCGGGTGCCCGAGGTCCCATCCGCGCCAGATCACGTTGACGACCTGGGCGGCAGCGTCCGTCGTTGTGAGTGAGACCTCCGTGCGTACGCCTGCGCCGTCGATCACGGCCAACTTGCGGTGCGGGTCATTGAACAATGCCTTGCTGATCGTCTTCGCGTACCGCTCCCGCGCCCGGACCATGCCGATGCCGGCTTTTGTGTAGGCAGCGGAACCGTCGTCACCATAGCACTGGTCGAAGCGCCTTACGTGTACCACACGGATGCGCTCTTCCGTCGCGTCTACTCCTGTTAGGTGCCCCGTCACCAGCGTGGGTCCCATGCCTCTGACGAATATCGCCGGCAGGTCCTCGTCAATGCGCCGGTTGGCCTTGCCATAGTCGGCCCAATCCCCATGCTCGATGACGCGCAGGTACTCCAGATTGCCGGAGGTGAACCACGCGACCGGGAGCCCTCCAACGTGCGTTGCCCCGGAGCCTTTGAGCACGGCGATCACCGCGTCAACGATCTCGCCGGTGTGGACGAAGTCCTTTGCCATGCGCTCACACCCCCTCCAGCGTCAGCCGCATCGGCAGCAGCCTGCTCGCGGGCTTCGCGGTGATGACCCTGTACTCGCGAAAGTCGTCTTCCCCGTCGCGTCTCACGTCCACTGTCCACCCGGGTTCCGGCTTGACCTCGCGAGTGCGTGCGTGTAGGCCGATGGCCTGCACACCCACGCGCCCGGTGATGGTCAGCGCCCCATGCTCGCGCAGGTCCCAGACAGAACAGCGATACTCTGTGCGATACTCATACATCTCATGGTCCCGTTGTAGTTTGTCGGTGATACTGATTGTGCGCTGGGGTTCGGTGAACCGGCAGGTAGCATTGAGCAAGGCGCTCACTCGAAAACCTCCTCTCCAACGATCCCCAAAATCGTGTCCACTTCCGCGCGGTGCTTCGACTGCTGCGCCGGGCTCCATGCGGAGTTCCCAGCGCCGTAGATGAAATGCGCTTGGCCGCCCTTGTGCCCGCGAACCTTGAGCCTGCGCACGCGCCTGCCGACCACGAAAGTCTTCCCTGTCTTCCTGCTGGACGCGGCGGCGTACCCATGCTGCAGCGCCCATGCCGCGAGCGTGTGGGTGAAATCGTCTCGCTCGTGCTGCACCTCTGCGTAGGCTGCCGCGAGACCCCCTGCAGTGATGCTCCCCACAAGCCCTAATGGCCCAGCTACGTTCACACTCCCGATGATGCCGCGTCGCAGGTGCCCCTCGTCGATGGGCGCAAGTTCCTTCGCGCGTCGCTCTGTCTTCAGGACCGTATCCCGCATGTGGACGCGGAGTCTGGCGATGGCGATGGGGGAGAGTTTCTTGCCGCCCTCAATGGCCTTCGTGAGTTCCGTACTATCCAGTTGGACGAGGTTCCTAGCCATGCGCTACCGCCTCGCCCTAGCGTGCGTGCGTCCGATGCCGGAGGTCTTCGTAAACAGACCTACCAGCCCGGCAGCCCGCGTGCATATCCCGTAGGGTCGCGTACTATCGACGTACTGCTCCGAGTGCCCCTCAATGCTGATGCTGCGTACCCCCTGGGCCTGCAGCTCATCGCGGTCCAGCACGTCCGGGTTGACCAGCCGGTCGAGCAGCCATAGCGCCTGCTCAATGACTGCCTCGCGGATCGCCGGCGGGATGTACAGTGACGAATCGTCTGCTACGTCCACGGTGCGCGGAAAGTGCAAGGCTTGCGCATCCCGGTCATAGGGCGTCCCCGTGAACAATGGGCGCGTCGCGTCGTCGTCTGCGGCCTTCGGCCCGCCTAGAGCCTCGATCTCTGTGGTCGCCTGAATGAGTGCCCGCTCATGCTGTGCCACCGCGTGAGCTGTCCATTCGGACTGCCGCAGGGTGTTGGCGTAGTAGGCGTTCGCCTGGGCCAGCGTCACGTACGAGTTATCCGACGCTCCGCCGGGGGTGCAGACAATCATCTCATCACCTCACTGCGCCTTCTCGGGCGCCTTCTCTGGCGGCCATAGGCCACGGCGTACCACGATGGTATGCTGCCCGCCGGATACCCACGTGTCGGGGCCGGACCATGTAGGCCCGGCCCCGATTGGTGGCTACTCCGACGGCTCCTCAGCCGGCTTCTCAGCCAGCTTCTCAGCTAGCTGCTGGGTGCTCACCGGGCCGGCGATGTGCCGACCCCGGCGGAGCTTCGGCTTCTCAGGCTCTTCGTCGTCTGCGATCTCGCGGATGCCGTATTCGACGAGCAGCGGCAGTTGCCGGCGCATCGCCTCCGCGTGCTCTTCGCTGGGGGCCAACCAAGCGCCTCTGCGCAGATTGGCTTCCCCGATCTCGGTGCCTGCATCATCATACAGGCAGACCGTCATGGCCTTGCGCGTGGTGAATGTCGCCATAGGGATTACAGCCCATCCGCGTCCACGGACGTGACGGCTGTGAGCAGACCTGCGGCGCTCTCATAGGCGAGCTGACAGGTCGCGGCCAGACCGCACTGAACCTCCGTCGCGAAACCGTCGCGACCGAGGGACTGCACCACCACACCATAGCGGGCCGGTGTCCCTGCCACCTGCTCCATGTAGGGGCTGCGCAGGAGGGGGAGCGTCCCTGCGTGCAGGTTCTCCCGGCGGCAGATGAATACATCCGTGGTCAACATAGAGTTGTCCACGAACACCTCCAACTCCGGCCCTGCGGCGCTGATGAATCGGTTGACCTGCCCGCCCGCAGCGCCCGGCGTTGCAGGGCTGGTTGAGCTGGTCAGGCGTCCGCCTGCCCACTGCGCCATGCCCGTCTTGATGGTCGGCGGCACAAAAATCACGTCTGGGATTACGCCGATGTTCAGGATCGACTCGACCTTCGCGTCGATGTGGGTGAACTTCAGTGCCCCGGATACGGCGGTCGTGTTGGTGCTAACCTGTGCCCGGAACCCGTCCATCACGCGGTTGCCAGGACTCGAGGCCGGGGCCTGGGCACGCCACAAGGCGTTGCCGAATTGTCGCCCCATTTTCGAGAACTTGAGCATGATCTGATAGGCGAGGTCGTTCTCGCCGGTATCCGTCGGGAGAGCCCCGGCGATATCAGACTCATTGATCACCTCCTCGATCACATGGGCGTAGTTCGTCAGCTCATTGCCGAACGACGCCGTAGCGGTCCCTGCAGCCTCCAGGTCGCCATTCGCGACACCAAGGACCTTCCCTGTGGTGTCCTGTGCGATAGCGGCGAGCGGCGTGCTACCATCGTAGCCACGTGTCACCTCGCAGGTCCCCGCTGTGTAATCGACACTCACCACGAGCACGTTCTCCGTGGTGAATGAGATAACCATCTGCGCCACGACGGCCTCAATGGGTGTCAGATCGAACGTCGTGGTGGCGATGTTGGCGATAGCAACGTCCAGGTTTAGGTCCGTTGCCCCCTTCTCGCCTTCCGTCCATTTTATGCTCGTCCCTGCACGTGTGCTGACGAGCTGCGGCTGGAACAAACCATTGGCGAGCGCGAAATCACGCATGGGCATCAGATTGTCCTCTAGGGCCGCGAGGAACGCGACCACTGGGTCAACCATGATGCCGGAGATGACTGTGTCGATACTGGTCAGTTGACCGTGCAACTGTGCTGCGGCCATGTGTATGGCCTCCTATTTTCCTGTGATGGCCTGCACCCAGTTCCTTTTGCGGGTGGCCTCTGGCTCCTGCCCCCGCTGCCTCAGAACTTCGCGCAGGTCTTGGTTCCTGTTCGTCCCGGTCGGTTCCGGTGGCGCTAATCCCCCCGCGTTGCTCGGGTTCCCGATGTTCACCGGGCTACCCACACGCAGGGCGACGAGCTCATTCCCGCCTTCTGTGTACTTCTGGGCCAATTGCTCGTCTGTCAGGTTGCGCAGGTCGGCCAGCATCGTCGCGACCATCTCCTGCGTGAGGGCGACGTGGAGGATCTTGTACTCCTCGCGCGCCTTCTCAATGCTCTCCTGCAGTTCGTCCGGGGTCGCCCCGCCGATGGCCTGCTTGAACGGCGCGGGGAGGTCGGCTGCGTGGTCCGCGATCATCGTTGCCCGCAGGGCGTCGGCGGTCGCTCGCTGTGCCCGTTCCTCAGCGGCCTGAGCCCTAGCCTCGGCGTCGGCCTTGGCCTGCGCGGCCCTCTCGACTTCAGTCATCTCGGCAGCCTTGCGCTCGGCATCTGCGGCCCGGAAAGCGTCCAGCTCTGCCTCGACAGCATCAGCCCGCTTCTCGGCTGCCCTCGCGCGGGCGTCGGCGTCGCGCCTAGCCCTCGCGGCAATGGCGTCTTCCTGCTCGCGAGTGATCATCGGAGCCGCGGGCTCGCGTCCCGCGTCGGGCGGCTGTCCGCCTCCCTGCGCACCAGAGGCGGCGGGCGCTTCGGGAACGTCTACGGTCTGCGGATCGGTTGTCTCAGCCATTGGTCTACACCCCCGTTTTAGGCCCGGTAGGCCGTCTGTACGCCCGCCCGCGGAACGCGGGCGACCTGCTATTCCCGGGGGACCCGGCACCAAGTTCCCCGAACTGCGAGACCTCCTCAGAGGAGGATACGCTCTCTGTGTGCGGATGGTTACTGCACCACGGGAGCCTCCGCGTGACAGCAGGACGGATGCCCGTAACCCTGCTCCTCGGCTGTGCTCATGCGCGGGTAGCCCGGGGTCTTCCCGGTCAGGCTAACAGTCTGGCCCTCCCACGGACGGCAGAGAGGGCATTCACGTTCGTGGTCAATGATCGTCACTAGGTCATACCCACATTCCTGGGTACGCAGGCGGGTGGCAGTGGTCTGTGTCCGTCGCGCGATTGTCCGGGCGTTCATCTCGGCGTAGTGGTCCATGTTCCAAGAGCGTCCGGCCTTGTCAATGAAACTGACTATCCCGCGCTCGCGCAGTTCTGAGAGTAGCACGCCACTAGCAGCCCGGCGCGTCTTGCCCTCAGCTAACGCCTGTACCATCGCCCGGAGGCTGGCGTCTCTGATCTGAAGTTGTTTCACGAACGCCCCGGAGGCACCGCCCGTTCCCACGAGCTTGCGGGCCTGCATGAGTATTCCGTTCACGTCGTCGAATGACACCCGCTCGTCGGCGAGCTTCGCGATAACCTGTGCCCTCGCCACCATGTCCGCCGTGTACTGAGCGGCCTGCGTGTTAGCCTTGTCCAGCGGCAGGATGATCTCCTCGGCTAGCGCCCGGATCGCTTCGTTGTGGATTCGCACCATGCCCAGGTCCATAGGTGTGTACTGCCCAGGGTGGGCGGCTACGGACAGCCCGCCCGGCTGCAACATCCCGTCAGAGACCCAGAGGCCTCGGCTGTAGAGCGTCGGTAGGTTGGCCTCCGCCCATCGGCGTGTCTCATCATTGAGCCCCGACAGGATGCCCCGTATCTGCTCGAGCTGTTGCTTGCGGAACGCTGCTCCCCAATCTGTCAGGTCGCCCCGCGCGAGTTCGCGCAGGATGTTCTGGCTGGCCCGCTTGTAGCTCTGCCCGAGGCCGTCCGCGATCTGCCGCAGTTCGCTTGGATTATACGGGCGGTGCTCTAGCCGCAGAAGCTTCCCGGCCATGTGCTACTCCTCCGCCTGCCCGAATGTCAGTCCAAGTGAAGCTAACCCGGAAGGCGCACCGATGGCCGTAGCCTGCATCCCCTGAATGCGCGTGTACTTCTCCTCCGCCTGCTGTCGTGTCATCCCGTCCAGGGCCATGATCGCGTCAACCGGATGCTGGGTGCCGGACGCGATTCTGTCCGCTTGATACTGCGCGTCTTCCTGCTCGTCCTGTGGGAGACCATCACTGAATCTGGTCGTGACCTGCGACTGTTCCAAAGGCTTCGGCTTGTCTCCGGCGAGCTGTACGCCCGGAACATTCGCGAGCTTGGTCGCAATGCTCATGACCAGCCCGATCTGCCGCCCGATTGTCAGCCGCTTCTCGGCCACGGTCGTCTGCGTGTTCATCTGCCCCAGGCGTAGAGCCCTGCCGCTGGTGGGACCCATGCCTTCCATCGGGCGCAAGGCCTGCACGTCCACTCCGGCGACCGCCGCGATGTTGTCAACCAACTCTCGCAGCTCGTTTTCGCTCGCCCCAAGTTGCGCATCCCAGGTAACACGCCCGACAGGGACCTTCCCGTCGGCGTCCATCTCGACCGCGCGGATGTCGTCCATGTTCACGCTGGGCGGGCCGCCAGGGTGCTGTGGGTCGATGGAGAGGGTGCCCGCAGGCAGGACCATGATCGGGTCAACGTGTTTGTCTAGCACGTCCTCCCGCTGGGTCATACGGTTGTTCAACTCGCCCTGCAGTGTCAGGAGCTCTTCGTAGTCACTGACACCCCATATCCCGCGCTCCTCCGTCTGCACGTTCGGCACGTGAA